TGATAACACAGGTAAAGCACAACCTAGTCTACAATTTGTCTTAGATGAAGTAAACAGAACTGTTTACAAAGGACACCCTGGGTCATTAGATGTAGACTTAAAAAGATGGGCTAATCAAGGAGTTCTTATGCTTAATACAGCTCTTACTGTTGAAGTAAATAATATAGGTAGTCATTATCATATATGGAAACCTTTTACTGCATACCTGTTAGATTGGTTGAATAACTATAACCCGGGATTAGTTTATGTATATATGGGTAAGAAAGCTGAAGAATGGTCTTCTCTTACTGCTGATGAGCATAATACTAAATTCTTTGTAAAACATCCGGCAAGTGCAGCATATAATGGGTCTAAATGGGATTCAGATAATTTGTTTGTCAAAATAAAAAAGCATGTAGATATAATTTGGTAGTATGGAAGAGATATTTAATAAGTTAGTAAAAGAGAATTTAACCCCTAATACCTACTATGTTTTACATTGTATTAGAGAGAAAGTAGTACCCAACAATTTTGTCAATAAAGAATTAGAATGCAAAAGACTGCAAAAAGATCAATGGCTTACAGAAAGTTTGCAACTTACCAGTAAAAGTATTATCTTTATGGATGAAATAAATGGTTACTTCAAGAGGAGTAAAAAGAAAACATCTAAAGATTTAATGGGGTCAGATTTCTTAGTTAAGATACAGGAATATGTTGATATATTTCCTAATAGAAAGCTTGGCTCTGGTAAATATGCAAAAGTTAATGTAAAGAACCTTGAACCTGCATTTAGATGGTTCTTTGAGAACTATGACTTTGAATGGGAAACCATCATTAAAGCTACAGAAAAATATGTTGATGAATACAGTGTCAGAAACTATGACTATATGAGAACCTCTCAGTATTTTATAAGAAGGCAGAATATAGATAAGACCTGGGAATCTGATTTAGCAACATACTGTGAAATAATAAATTCAAATCCTGATGGAGAGGGGGATGTTTATTTTAAGGAGAGGATTGTATGACAAAATTAAAATTAATGGTACTTGCAGTAATTGGAAGTATAATGGGATATGTAATAGTTACAAATTTTATTCAGGAGATGCCCTTTTGGAAATACTTTGTAATTGAGTTATGTATTACATTTTTTCATGAATTGTATAACCAAGCAAAGAAAACTTTAAATCCAGCATAAATTATGGCAGAATTATTTAATGGTGCAAAACCACTTTTACCAGTTAGTGAACGTGATGGTATACACAAGGCTATCAATAAGATTAAAGCAAGAAGAAAGGGTGAGATCAAGTCACTGAAAAGTGGTTGGCCCAAGTTTAATGATGCCTTTTGTGATGGATTAGAATGGAGAACTATCACTATTGTTGGTGCTAGGCCGGGAACCGGTAAAACTTTATTCATGGAACAATTGATTAGTGATATAATAGAAAACAATCAAGACCAAGAATTTAGAATACTTAAGTTCCAAATGGAAATGGTTGATGAAACCAGTGGTGTAAGAAAATTGAGTCTGAATACAGGTGCTGATTACAATACATTAATGAGTAAGGATGGAATCCTTGTTGATGAGAAGATCTATTATAAGTGTGTAGAGTTCTATAACAAAACTGCAAGTATGGACTTAATAAATGTTGTCTATGATGCATGTACTATTGATGAAATGTGTGCTACAATCCATTATGAAATGGAAAGACACAAGAAAGCAGATGGTACATATACTAACTTGCTAGTTGGTATAGATCACTCAGCTCTATTTAGAGTAGGTAAAGGACAAAAAGATAAGTTTGAGATGCTTAATGCTCTGGGTGAGGCCCTAACTATGATGAAAAAAAGATATCCTATTGCTTTCCTTGTACTTAGTCAGTTAAATAGAAATATAGATTCTCCTGAGAGACAAAGAGATGGAGAGTATGGAAATTATGTATTAGATTCTGATATATATGGTTCTGATGCACTATTACAACATGCTGATGTGGTAATGGGTATAAATAAACCTTCTCTAAGAAAGATAAGACAGTATGGTCCTGAGAGATTTATTATTAATGATGAAGACATTCTAGTCTTTCACTTTCTTAAATCTAGAAATGGTACCACAAGGATAAGCTTCTTTAAGCTTGATAGAACAACCATGAGAATTGTTGAGATTGATACCCCAGCACAAGCAACAAAAAAAGTATCCATTTAATTTTTAATTTATGAATATTAGAAAAGAAAAAGAAAGTGAGTTCTTTACTCACCATCTTGAAACATTTAAAAAATTACAACTATCTGATCCATTTTTTACTATTAAAACTGCATTCTTTCAGAAAGGAAAGTATGGAAGACAAGTGCAGTTCTTTGAATGGGAACTAAAGAAAGGAGAGGATATTTACATTGAGTTCTATGACAAAGTGGTAAATTCTGCAAATGAACTTGTAGATATTGCACCAATGAATGAAGATAGAGCTTTGTTTAAGTATAAGTTTAATCCATTTTATGCTGAAGAGTATGAAACTAAAGAAGGCACAAATGCAAATGGAGAACCTTATATTATGTATACAGTTCCTGTCAATGAGTTAATAGTAATTACTCCGGACGGTCAGGAAATTACTCATGCTCTTTATGAAAAGAGAAAAGCTGAGGCTGAGAAAGATCCATTACCAAAGTTGCAGAATAAGGTTACACCAAATGTGTTTCCTGATTTTGAATTAGATACAGCTCCTAAGAAAGAATTAGAGCTTGACTGTCAAAATAATGAAATTGCAGATGCACCATTATCTGAATTAACTATTAGAGATCTTGCAGCAATTATGTTAATGAAACCAGTAAGTGCAAAGCCTTGGTTAAATGAATTAGTAAATTCTAAAGATAAAGCACCATGGGAATAGTACTTCCAACAAGTAAAGTAAAGGCTGAAAGACAAAATCCAAAAAGAATTGTGATATATTCTAAGCCAAAAACAGGTAAAACTACTGCATATGCAGGACTTGATAACAATCTAATTTTAGATTTGGAAAATGGTGCTGATTATGTAGATGCTTTAAAAGTTAAAGTAAGCAGTCTTCAAGAACTTCTAGATGTAGGTAAAGCTATCAAAGAAGCTGGTAAACCTTATAAGTTTATTACTGTAGATACTATAACTGTATTAGAAGAAATGATTATGCCTCTTGCAATTAAACTTTATAAGCAAACTCCAATGGGTAAAAACTTTGATGGGGATAATGTAATTACTTTACCAAATGGTGCCGGATATTTATATATTAGGCAAGCATTCTTTCAAGTTTTAGATTTTATTGATACATTAGCACCCACAATTATCTTATCTGGTCATATCAAGGACAAACAGGTAGATGATAAAGGAGAGCTAGTCATGTCTGCAAATATAGACTTGACAGGTAAAATTAAATCTTTAGTTTGTGCAAATGCTGATGCCATTGGGTATATGTATAGGAAAGGCAACAAGACTATTCTTAGTTTTAAAACTAATGAAGAAGTTACTTGTGGTGCCAGACCAGAGCACTTACGTAATGAAGAAATAGTAGTTACAGAAATGAATGAGAAAGGTGAATTAGAATTTCACTGGGATAAAGTTTTTATTTAATAATTTAAAACAACAAGAAAAATGGGTTTAAGTACAACAGATCTAGGAAATGGTGGTAATGGTCTACCAAAAACAATTGCACCAGGTAATCATGTATTAAAGATTAACAAAGTGGAACTAGAAGATTTCAAGTTTATTGATGGGGCTTCACATCTTTTATTGCATGTAGAAACTAATCCTATAGAAGGATTTGAAGGTTTCTTTATTGATAAAGATGATGAAAGTAAAGGCAGATATGCCGGTCAGATTGGTAGGGTAAAAGCAAGTCAGTATGCATTTGCAGATGGTACTACTAAGTCTGGAATTAAAATTCAGAAAGATAGATCTATTTTGATCTTCTTACAGAATTTATCTAAGACTCTTGGTATTAATGATTGGTTCATTGAGCAAGATGGCAAGCATGATACCATAGAAGATTTTGTCAAAGAATTTAATAAAACTGCACCATTCAAAGGTAAATATCTTGAATTTTGTATTGCAGGTAAAGAATATGTTGACAAGAAAGGTTATACAAACTATGATATGCATTTACCAAAAAGTGAAAAAGGTAAATATGCATTTGGTGAAGTAGAAGAAGGTAAAGTCATGAAATATGATGAAGCTACTCATTTAAAGAAAGCTGAAACTACTGAAGTTAAAAACTTTGGTGATGATGATGATTTAAATGTACCACCAAAAATCTCTTCTGATTTCTCATTAGACTAATAAGTTTAAGGGGAGTCAGATTAGGCTCCCCTTTTTAACTAAATTAGTGTTATATGATTTCTACAAAAAACATTGTTACTGATTTAAAAGATGTACCCAAAGAATGGGTATTTGAATATTATCTTAATCTTAAAGAGAAACTAACAGGGCAAGATATTAAAATGCTTTCTGTATTCAATCTTAAAGATAAAGTACCGAGCATGTTTATTTATACTGATGGTACATCTTATAAGTTTAAAGATTTTTCTTCAGGTTTTCAGGGTGATCATGTAGAACTAGTAAAGCAGTTATACAACTATCAGACATTCTATCAAGCTATTGATAGGATAATGAAAGATTATGAAGAATATCTTAAGTATAATGCTCCAGCTCCTGTAAATCCTATACAATGCCATGATAAGTTCAAAGTTGTAGACTATGAAATGAGGCACTGGAATAATCTAGATCAAAAATTCTGGACTCAGTTTAAGATTGGTTCTGGTATGCTTGAAAGACATAATGTAGTTCCATTAGAATTTTTTACAATGGAGAAAAGAGAACTGGATGGTACTCTTACATCTTATAAGTTTAAAAAGCCATTTACTTATGGTTATTTCAGAGAAGATGGTGATTTGTATAAAATCTACATGCCTATGGTACCTGAAAAGAAATTTATTAAGGTGCAGAATTATACTCAGGGTCTTGATCAACTTAAATATGACTGTAAGTATTTACTGATTGCTTCTTCACTTAAGGATCTAATGTGTTTTAAGAAACTTGGTATAAGTAATATTGAGTGTATTGCTCCGGACAGTGAAAATACTATGATTGGAGAATCTATTATTAGTAAACTAAAGCAATCTTATACTAAGATTATTGTTTTGTTTGATAATGATGAACCGGGAGAGAAAGCAGCACAGAGATACAAAGACAAATATGACATAGACTATGTAAAACTAGATATGTCTAAAGATCTATCAGATTCTGTAAAAGACTTTGGTATTGAAGCTGTGAGAGAAAAATTATTTCCACTATTAAAACAAGCATTATGAGTTGGATTTATTCCGGAA